GTGGGTCAACATGGAATTTCCAAACATTCAGATGACTGTGTATCCCAAGCCCACGCAGGACTTGGAATGGCACTTTATCTCGGTGCAAGAGCTGGATCAACCAGCAACGCTTGAAACTGTGTTGTACTATCCGCCAGGCTATTTGCGCGCGTTCACATACAACTTGGCGATGGAATTCGCGCCTGAGTTTGGTGTTGAGCCAAGCCCACAAGTGCAACGCATTGCGATGACATCTAAGCGCGATTTGAAGCGCATCAACAACCCAGATGATGTGATGGCCCTGCCATACGCCATGGTGGCCAACCGTCAACGATTCAACATCTACGCTGGTAACTACTGATGGATTCTCCAATCCTTGGTTCATCTTATGTGGCCCGCAGCGTCAACGCCGCGGACAACCGCATGGTCAATTTGTTTCCGGAAATCGTGCCAGAAGCCGGCAAAGAGCCAGCGTTTCTGTCGCGCTGCCCTGGGCTGACACGCAAGGCAACGATTGGATCAGGACCGATTCGGGGGTTGTGGAAAGTCAAAAATGTGATGTACGCCGTCTCAGGCGATACATTTTACAAAGTCGAAACATACGGTCGCACACGCCTAAAAGGCACCGCGATCGGCACTGTCACCGGCACTGGGCCTGTGTCCATGTCTGACAACGGCACGCAAGTTTTTATTGCGTGTAACCCAGATGGTTTTATCTACAACACAAACACCGAAGTGTTTGCCCAAATCACTGACCCAGATTTTGCTGGCGCGGTGACGGTAGGCTACATCGACGGATATTTTGTGTTTAACGAGCCCAATAGCTCGCGTTTCTGGGTCACTTCGTTGCTGGATGGTACCTCCGTTGAGCCGCTGGCTTTTGCAAGCGCTGAGGGCGATCCTGATGACTTGGTGTCGCTTATCGTAGACCACCGTGAGGTGTGGCTGTTTGGGGTTAACTCAATCGAAGTTTGGTATGACGCCGGAACAGCCAACTTCCCGTTGCAACGCATCCAAGGTGCTTTCAACGAATTGGGTTGCGTGGCGCCTTATTCTGTGGCCAAGATGGACAACAGCATCTTTTGGCTTGGTGCAGACGCGCGGGGGCAGGGCATTGTCTACCGTAACGAAGGTTACATGGGCAAGCGCATATCCACCCACGCTGTTGAGTGGCAGATTCAGCAGTACACCGACATCTCTGATGCGCTTGCGTACACTTACCAACAAGACGGCCACACTTTTTATGTGCTGATCTTCCCTACTGCCAACACCACTTGGGTGTACGACGCGGCCACACAGGCGTGGCATGAGCGCGCGGGCTGGGAAAACAGCATGTTTGCGCGGCACCGTTCAAACTGTCAGGTGTCTTACAACAACGAAATTATCGTGGGCGACTACGAAAACGGCAACTTGTACGCGTTTGACTTGGATGTGTATTCGGACAACGGTGACATCCAAAAATGGTTGCGTTCGTGGCGCGCGCTGCCTACCGGCACTAACAACCTCAAACGAAGCACACAGCATTCGCTACAGATCGACTGTGAAGCAGGCGTGGGCATTAACGACGGCCAAGGCAGCGACCCTCAGATGATGTTGCGCTGGTCCGACGACGGTGGGCACACTTGGTCCAACGAAGTGTGGATGTCCATGGGTAAGGTGGGCGAGTATTACCGCCGCGCGTTTGCCCGTCGTCTTGGCATGACACTGAAACTGCGCGATCGCGTGTACGAGCTGTCGTGCACAGACCCCGTGAAAATTACGATCATGGGCGCGCAACTCAATGTGACGCCCACCAATGCTTGACGCAGCTAACACCCAGATCCCCTCGTCGCGGGTCCCCGTGGTGGATAAGCTCGGTCAGCTTATGGAGCGGTCGTGGTATCGGTTTTTCACCAACCTGTACAACTACTTCATTTCACTGCCGTACGGCGCTTTTTACGACACGACAACGCAGACTGCCTCGGCAAACACGCCTACGGCCATCACTTTTAACTCAACCAGCGCGTCGCGCAACACTTCGGTGGGCACGCCCACATCTAGGATTGAGTTCACTGCCGATGGCTTGACCAGCGTTACATTTAGCTTACAGCTCATCAACACCTCGACATCCAAAGATGATGTGTATGTTTGGCTACGCAAGAATGGTGTGGATGTGAGCTACACCGCGAGCGTTCAGACCGTGCCGGAAAAGCATGGCGGCATTAACGGCGCTACGATCATCACAGTGAACTTTTTTGAAAACTACAACGCAGGCGACTACCTTGAGTTGTACTGGCTGACTGTAGGCGGAACATCTCAAATCCAATCAATCCCTGCTACAGTATCCCCTGCTAAACCGGAATCGCCAGGCGCGGTGCTAACTGTGAGCCAGATCATATGAGTTTTATTGAGCCTGAAGTTAATCATCATTTTGGCGGCGGCGTGTACGCCAAAGAGACTTTCATTCCTGCGGGCAAATGGCTGGTGCAGCACACCCACAAGTTTGACCATTTGTCAGTTTTGGCCAAAGGTTCGATTGAGTTGATTGTGGATGGGCACAAGCAAATTGTGCACGCACCAGCATGTCTGACTATTGCGGCAGGCAAGCATCACGGAGTAAAATCGCTAACAGATGTTGTGTGGTATTGCATCCATGCGACAGACTGCACAGACGAACACGAAGTTGATGAAGTAATTATTGCTGATGTAGACCCACAACAAGTGCGTCAAATTGCTCATTGTTTGAGCGAAGGAGTTTAATATGGCATGGATGGTACCTGCTGCGATTATTGGCAGCTCTATTATTGGCTCAAGCGCCGCAAGTAGCGCAGGCGAAGCGCAAGCGGGTGCTTCCCGTGAAGCCGCGGCTCTGAGCAATGAACAGTTTCAACAAACCCGCCAAGACCAAATGCCTTGGCTCAAGGCAGGCGAGCGCGCGCTAACCAAACTTGAAGGCGCGGTTGACTACACACCGTTTGCTTACAATGAATTTACAAGAGATCCTGGATATGCATTCCGTTTAAAAGAAGGCCAAAAAGCGCTTGACGCCCAAGCAGCTGCACGCGGCGGCTTAATCTCAGGCAACGCGTTGCGCGCGGCAGTTGGCTATGGCCAAGAAATGGGTTCGCAAGAGTATCAAAACGCGTTTAACCGCTATCAAGCCGAGCGCGCGTCCAAGCTGGCGCCGTTGCAGTCGTTGGCCGGTGTCGGTCAAACCACGGCGGCTAACCTCGGCGCGGCAGGCGCGGCCAACGCAAACGCGATGGGCAATTATTTGACCGGCGGTGCGGCAGCTAACGCAGCAGGCCAAGTGGGCGCGGCTAACGCATACACTAATGCTGTAGGCACATATCTAAATTACAACCAAGGCAACAATTTGGTGGCGGCGTTGAACGCAAATAGGTACGGCGCTAAAACATACCCTGGCACTAGCTATGCTGGCGGCACAGACCTTGGTTAAGGAATAAACATGGCACTCGACCCTTCAATTGCTCTTAATGTTAAGCCGGTTGAAATTGCTAATCCGCTAAATCAGTTTGCGCAGGTTGCGCAACTGCAGCACTACCAGCAACAAAATGCTTTGGCCCAGCGCGCCATGGAGCAGGAAGACGCGCTTAACCGCGCGTATGCTTCTTCTATCGGGACTACTGGTGAAATTGACCCCAACATGTTGCGCCGTAATGTGATTGGCGCAAACTTGGGGTCTAAACTGCCAGCCGTCGAAAAGACTTTGATGGAAGGCCGCAAGCTCAAAGCTGAGGTCGGGCAAAAAGAACTTGAGCTTGGCATCGCCCAGCAAAACCGCGCTATTCGTGAATTGGCGCAATACAACACACTGGCGGATGTCAATGCGCACATCGACCAAAATTTAGCCGAAGGCAAGATCACACCTCAGCAAGCCGCGCAAACGCGTGCTGGGTTGCCTGTCTCTGACGCAGATCTTCCTAAGTGGCAACTCGGCATGTTGCGCAAAACTTTGGATACCAAAGATTTGCTTGAACAGCAGTTCACTTCTCAAGATTATGGCGGCGGCACACGCGTCATAGCCACACCTAAATACGGCGGTGGCCCTGCGCAAGTGGTCCAAGGATCTGAAGTTAAGAAGACGGCCACACCTGGCGAGCTGTTGACTGACGCGCGCGCCCGTGAACGCTTAAACGCCGAAATGGCTACGGGCACATTGACGCCGCAGTCCCTTGATTTGGCGGCGAACATTTACTTGCAGACAGGTCAACTGCCGACAGGCATAGGCAAAGGGGCGGCTAGTTTGCGTTCGCAAGTGATGAATCGTGCAACTGAATTGTCTTCCGGCAAACCGGCTGCGGAACTTGCCGGCGGGATTGTTGAGGCCAAACAAGATGTGGCCGCACGCGGCAAAGCGGTTAAAGATTTCAGCACCGGCAAACAAGGCGATGCTGTGCGATCATTCAACACCGCGATTGACCATTTGGATACCATGTCTAAATTGGCAACCGCATTGGAGAACCGCGATACGCGTGTGTTTAACACGGTTGGCAACGCCTTTGCCGCCGCTACCGGCAGCCCAGCACCTACTGACTTTGACACCGCCAAAGCGATTGTGGGCGGCGAAGTCGCTAAAGCGCTTACTGGCGCTAACATGGCGCTCAAAGACCGTGAAGAAATTCGCGATTCGATTAGCCGCGCCAACAGCCCAGCTCAGTTGGCCGGTTCAGTCCGTCGATTGCAAGAGCTCATGGGCGGTCAGCTCAACAGCTTGAATTTGCAATACGAGACAGGCACGGGTCGCAAGGACTTTGACAAAAAGCTGACGCCGCGTGCAAAAGAAGTTGTTCAAGAGTTGCGCGGCGGCGAAGCAAAGCCTAACGCTCCTGCGTTACAAGGCCAAGACTTACAAGCATTAGAATGGGCAAAAGCAAACCCGTCTGACCCACGGGCAGCGGCTATCAAACAACGACTCGGAGTGCGATAAATGGGCGCTTTTGATCCTGACGCATATCTAGCTAAACCAGCCAGCGGCGGGTTCGATCCTGACGCGTACTTGGCGCAAACGCCTGCGCGTGTCAACAACCATGAAGATGTGTTTGGCAAAAGTACTGCTCAAGCCGAAGCGCCGGTGTCTTGGCGCGATCGCATTATGGGTGTTGTTGAAACACCTGCGACAGTTCTTGGTGGTATTGCTTCCGGCATAGCAGGTAATGTCGCCGGCGTAATTGGCGAATTGAGCAGCCCCGCCAAACAAGGAACACCTGAAGCACGCGCTGCTGGCGAAGCTTTGGCGGCAAAAGCGCGCGCGCAGTTTTACCAACCGCGCACACAAACAGCGCCGCAAATTTTGAATGCTCTTGCGCCCGTCACCGAAGCTGTTGGTGCTATCCCCAGCGTTAACGCTATGCAATTAGGGCAAAGCGTTGGTCCTGCCATGCGTGCTGTTGGCGATGTGCGTGCGGCTCAAATGGGCCAATACGCTGCTCGCAACGCAAGACTAGCCGCCCCCGCGGAAGCTGCGCTTCAAGCTGAACGAATTGCAGAAAGCACTCGCAACGCACCGCGTATTGAGGCCGCGCAAGCCGCGCCTAAATACAACATTGCGTTGCCACCAGATGAATCAAACCCCGTCAAAGGAAATTTGATTAAAGGCGTTGTGGCCGGCGAAAAAGTTAAAGCTCAGTTAAGCAAACAAAATGTGTCGGCAGTTAATTCTGCCGTAGCGCAAGACATGGGGTTACCTGAAAACACGCCGTTGACAAAAGCTGCGTTTACTGAAGCCCGTAATTTGGCCAGCGGTCCTTATCGTGCCGTTGAGCAGTTGCCTGTGCTAGAAGCGCCCCCTGAGCTTATCGCCAAAATAGACAAGCTCAAAGGTGACCCTGCGTTGATTGGCGGCAATAAACCAAACGCAGATGTTGCGGCGTTGGTTGATCACGCCATAGAAAAAATGTCTGAGGGCATGAGCGGCGCTGAAATTTTGAAGAATATTCGCCAACAGCGTTCAACAGCGCAACGCGTGTACAAATCAAACAACGCCAGCGTTTCTGATATGCAAAAAGCAGACGCGCACATGGGCATCGCTAACGCATTGGAAGACTTGATTGACTCCAACATTCAAGATCCAAAGTTGTTAAGCGATTTCCGCCAAGCGCGTGTCAACATGGCCAAAACCTATGCGTATCAATCTGCAACCGACTTAAACAGCGGCAATGTAGACCCACGCATTTTGGCCAAGATTACTGCTGAATCCGACCATGTGACCGGTACTTTGGCTGACTTGGGCAAGATCGCTGGAAACTTCCCAAGCGTAATGCAAGGCGCCAATGTGTCGTATTCTGCACTGCCCACCTTGACTCGTTCAGGTTTGGGTGGTTCTATTGGTTACGCAGCTGGCTCCGCCGTTGGCATGCCGTTGCAAGGCAGTATTGCTGGTGCGGCCACCGGTGGCTTACTTAGCCGCTACATGGCCAAAAAAATAGGCACGCCCGAATACCAAGCCGCGCATGCAATTCCTGTTGATTACCGTCCTGTCAACAACTTGCGTCCTGCCAACATCAACTACGGCCCCAACCAGTTGGCGCCGTATGACTTCAGCCAAGCGACTGACCAGCCTTACCGCCCCAACTGGGTGCCAGGCCGTGGCACGCCGCCAACAGCGCAATTTGTTGGGCCTGAAGCTGGACCACCTCAATTGGGTGCACCAAGTGCTGAGTCCACCATGGCCAGCGTGGCGGCTGAACGCGCGCGTCGCTACAACATCGAGAAAGCCATGGCTGAGGCGCCCATTGAGCAAGTCACGCCCATGGGTCAAATGGCTGGCGAGCTTGAGCGCCGCAATGTTAACCGCGGTCGCGGGTCGGTCATCGAGATCGATCCCGTCACCGGCAAGATGACGCTGGGTGCTGAGGCCACCGGTGGCATGACGCCCAACACTCAAGTGATTTCAAGCACTGGCGCTAACTTGCAATCCGCCGCAGAAAAAGTAACGGCTGGCAGAAATTTTGATCTGACCGCGGCTGAAAAAGTGGCGTGGGAGAAGACTCGCGCAGACATCGCCAAGGTGTCGCCTGAGCTGGCCAAGCTGTCCGATAAAGATATTTTGGACCGCAAAGTCTTATTAGAAACAGTCAACAAAGCACGCCAAAAAGCGCAGATGTTTGATGAAATTTCGCAGCGCCGCGAAAACAGCATGTTAAGTCGCGATGCCGCAATCAAACGCGATGAGATGCTAGACTTGGCCGAATTATTAGAGGAAAATATGCGCGCTCCACGCCCAGTATCATCGGGTGGTCAGGGTCCTAAGACTCGTGAATTCCGACGCAATCAGCTCGCGCAAGACCGCGAAATTAAAAACAAGCTGCTCAAGGACTAAGAGATGGCATCACTTTCACCACCACCA